TTTATTGATATCATTTCTTTAGAATTGTTCTCTACATTTTTAGATACAAAATCTAACTTCTGTTCTAACCTTAACAAACATTCTTTTTCTGCTGATGTCATATTAGTTTCCTAATGATAATGGATTTGCGTTCATAGATTCTGTTACCGTCTTAAATGATTTATCAACATGCTCAACAATCTTATCTATATCTGCGTCTATCTTATCTATAGATGTTTTATTATTGGTTGAGTTTATTTCAACAGCCGTAATTCTTTCTAATATTGCAGAATTATCGCCACTCGGAATACTTGATATGCTATCTTCTAAAACTGTCAATCTGGATTGCATTTGTGCGTAGGTATATATTCCCCCAGCAATCGGACTTGCAATCGAGAGCAAAAAAATCAATATTATTTTGGGCGTAAGCTGAATCGTTGAATCCTTGTCCGTCATAAAAGTCTATCTCCGTTTTTGTTAAATCTAATGTATCTGTTATCTTAACTTCAAAATATTCTTTATTAAAGCTGACAATTGTTTTTATGTCAATTTCTTGAACAACTATATCTGACTTAATTTCTTGGGTAGTCTTGGTAGCAGAACTTTTTTTATCGCCCTTATTTTCCGATTCAGAGCCTTGTTTTTTCTCTGATTTAGCTGTTTTTGTTGTTTGTACAGTTTTTTCTTTATTTTTAGTTGGTTCTTCTTTTACTTCTTTTTCGCTTGATTCTTCTTTTTCATCTGATTTTTCTTCGGCTGTTGTGTTGTCTGATAACTCGCCTTCTTCATTTTCTCCAGCATTTTCATCATTCTCTGCTGGTGCTTCCTCTTGTTGTTCATTTTCATTCTCCTTCAAATCTTCTTCCATATTTATTTCTTCTAGTTCTGTTGGAAGTTCTTCTCTAATTTCTTGTAATGTTTCTGGCTCTGGCTCATTCATTGATTCTATTTCAATATCTATATCTATCTCTGGCAAATCCATATCTGGCAAATTTGTTTCAACAGGAATTTCTGCTCCTGTGTCTATAAGTGTTGGCATTTCATTATTTAATCCAACATCTGCAATATCAGAGTGCATTTCTTCTGATCTTATATCAGAGATAACAGATATTGATGAAGTTAGACTTGCAATTTGCATATCTTCTGGCGGACTTATATCAATTACTCCTGTAGAAATTGTATTTGCTATTGATGTTGCGTCTAATGAGCCAATTTGCACAGTTTCTATTATTTCTGGCTCTATTACTTGCTGAACAATGCTGTCAGACGCATTTATTTGCGTTATTTGGGGTTCTTCTATGGTTTCTGCTACAACCACATCTGATAGTGTTAAGACAAGGCTTAAATTGTCAATAATTGTGCCAAATTGTCCAGACCAATCCCCTGTATCTGCTCCAGCAACATTATAGCTTAATGATGTGATAGTAGTATCAAATTCTTTGTCAAGATTGATTTCATATTCAGTTGTGATTACTCCATCATTATAATCACTTGTATAATTATAAGATAATACTTCTGTTTGCGTTCCATCTGTAAATGTTATTGTTGCATTGACAGGATCAAGATTATTTGCTGTGCCTGTTTGGTAACACCAGCTAGAGCCTTTATTATTGCACCCATAAGATGTGATTGAGCCTTCTATTTTTACCACATTTTTTGATTCATCTGATAGATTGCTTAAATCTATAGATTGTGAAACAGAGCCACCACTTGCACCACTAAATCGTACTGTCTTATTTAAATCGCTTCCAGAATAGTGATTGCCATCATATGTAGCTGTACCATCTAAAGTCCAGCTATTAGTGTTGCCATCAAATGTTCCGTTATTTAGGATATTTGTTGTTTCTGTTTCCGTTGCTCTGACTGTTTGAGTTGCTAAAATTAGAAACAACCCCATTAGCACCGAGATAGTCAGGATAACGTAATATTTGCCCGTATTCATTTATATACCCCATCATTTTATAATGCTTAATAGCTTCTTTGCCGATTAGTGCTTTCTTGCCGTTCCATATACTGCAAGGTGTACCACTATGTAACATGGCTGACCACACTGCTTTGCTCCCAGCACACAATACACTTATACTGGCAACTTTAAGTCCAGCCTTGCTCAAGCTATTACTTAATGCTCTGCGTTCACAATTCCAATCAGTAAAAGTTGTTCCTGTTGATATACCAACAACAGATGTACTTACAGCACCAACAACAGGAAAAGAACAAATCATTTGACTATAACTTTGCACACTTGGAGCTATGGCTGATGGTGGTGGTTGATTTTTATAATTAACGGTACTGTCTGCTCCATATGACTTCATTGAAGCCCAGATTAAAACCAACATCATTAAAAATAAAAAGACTATAAAACTTCTTCGCATGTGAATGATACCCCATATAAACTAATGTGATTCGCACTCCAAGTTAGCTCATTGTTTGTCATTCTCATAACACATTTTGGACTTGCATATGTTACTGTTGCATTGTTAGCTAGAGTTGCAGATAAAGGTGGCTCAATAGTCAAGGTTGCGTTACCGCTTCCATCACTTGCCACATCTGCAATTATCATATGTAGTTTGCTGGTTGCACCAGAATTAAACTGCACATAATCACCTTTCTTAAATAATTGTGATTCAGAAGTATCTGCACCATCAACTGTTACATCAAATGCACCGACAGCATGGTCAGCACTAACAGCAATCGTATTTGATATTGTGCCTTGTACTCCTAATGCTATTGCGTCTGGATCACCCATCAAGAATGTTCCAAAGCTACCATGTAACTGCATAAAAAAAGATTGCCATTCACTTGCTTGGCTTCTATTCATGGGTGGTAAAGAAACTGTGCTGTACCATTTAGCACCTGTAAACTCATGCACTTGAGTTGAGAAGGTAAATGGACTTTGGCTTTGTGCAACAGCTTTACCTATACCCCATTCACTTCTAATAAAGTTTGGAGTAGTTGGCATTGTCAATGGATATGTAGGATTCGGCATTTATGCTCCAAAGTCTTTAGCAAATGTTCCACCACGCAATCTAGCGTCTTGAACTGCTGATAATGTTGATTGTTGTATTGCTGGAAGTAAGTTCATCACTTCTGCTCTAACTGTTTGCGATACACCTGTAGCAAAGTTTAAGTTTTGCTCTATGACAATTCCACCACCCATTTGATTATTTGGCACTATTGTTCCAGCAGATTTAGGTACAAACATTTCTGCACCTCTCTCTCCAACCATATAAGGCATATTTGGATTTACATTTCCACCCATAGCCCTTGCACCATACACCATAGAGCCAGAAGGTTCTCCAGCAAAGCCACCACCAAATGAGCCTGTCAAAGCACCTCTTATACTTTGCAATAATGGTTCTACAATAGTTAATTGAATTATTAATGAAATAACTTGTGCAATTACACTTTGGAAAATATCAAGCATTGATTGTCTAAAAGATTCTCCACTTGCTATAGCTTTTCCAAAAGTATCTGATATTTGTTTACCAGCACCATCTATAATATCAAAGAAAGGTTGCATTTCTGAATTAGCAGTTTCAAACATTTCTAGTTGTAAATTATGCTGGTCTTTTAGAGCTTTAATATATTCCTTAGATTTTTCTGTTGCTTCGGCAGTTTTTTGATTATTTTTTTCTTGTGATTCAGTTGTGTCAATATATAACTCATTCATTGTTTTTAATAAGCCTTGACCTTCTGCTAATTGTTTATTTAGTTTTTCATTTTCAGTTTCAAAAGATTGTATTGCTTCAATTACAAATCCTAATGAAATACTTATACCTGTTAAAATTTTTCCTAACATTCCCATTCTTTTTATAGCTCTAGCTAAAGAAACAACTAAAGTAACACTTAAAAATATAGCTAAACTCATAAGGGCTTTTTTAATTGTATCAATATTCTCAACAACACTTACTGTTAAATCTGCTAAAAATCTGCCTACATCTCTACCGAATTTTTGTATTTTTTCAGAATTTTTTTCCAGATTTGCATTTAAATCGCCAAAAGCTAATTTAAGTTCTGCAAAAAATTCGTCTGCTATTGCTTTCTGGAATTGGAATAATTTATCGGATAACATTGATAAAGTACCTGTTAATGTCTTAGCAAAATCTGCTGTTACATTTCCAAACTCTCCACCTTCACTAAATACTTCTTTAAATCTTTTAATGGTTTCATCTATTGATACTTCTGCACCAACTTGAAACCCAAGCATAGCTCTAACTCCCCTTTCTCTGAATATATCAGCACTTGCAATACCACCAGAAAAAGACCTCTGTATTTGCTCTGCTGTTTGTTTAAAATCTAGCCCTGTAGCAGAAGCAACATTACCTGTTATTTCTAATAATTCTGCTAAGTGGTCTGCATCATCAGCTACCACAGCTAAGTTTCCAGAAGCCTGTTGAATATCGTTTAAAGTGAAAGGAACTTTACTTGCAAACTTGACCATAGTATCAAATGCTTTTGCTCCTTCATCAGCAGAGCCAAACAATGCTTTTAATCTAACTTGTAAATTTTCAATTTGAGTGCCTGTATCTACAACTTTTTTTATGGCTATAGCACCAAAAGCAATACCTAACAAACTTCCAAACTTAGCGACTTTTGTTCCTATGTTTGCAAAAGTGTTGCCAATGTTACCTAAAGATTTTTTGATTTTTTGAGAAGATGTTTGTACTTCTTTATTAGCTTTTCCCATCTCTTTTTTTAATTGAGATAGGTCAGCTTCAATCTTGACTACCAGCTTGTCTAGTTCAGTTGCCATTAGTTATCTGGGTACAGCTCCATTAGTTCGTTTAACTCGTCTGAATCCATTGGTTTATCTTTGTTGCCACCATTGAACTCACTAAATCCTTTTATCGCTAGAGTTATTTCGGTAATGCTCATATCCCAAAATACTGCTGGATTAATACCTATCATGCCTACACATACCTCTATCCATCTTTGGTATGGTAGATCAGCTTCTTCGTCTATTCCTCTACTGGACTTTTTTTTTCGTCAGCAGTATCGTCATCAACATTCAAAGCCAAAGTTACCAACTCTCCAGCCATCTTAATAGCTTCTAACAAGCCAATTTGTGCAATCATTCCTTTAACTTCTTTGTCCTGTAGATTATTTCCACCAGACCTTAGAGCTAAAGTTATAACAGATATAATTTCTGTCATAGTAATATCTGCCTGTGCCAACTTGTTACCTAGCTTCAAAATACTGCAATTTAATGCTTGTTCTATCCTAATAATCGTGTCAAGGCTCATTCTTGCCTTGTACTCGTCATCATTAAACTTTAGTAGCTTTTCTGCTTTCAGCTTGTTTATGCTCATTGTTTTTCTCCGTATTAGTTAAAATAACAATTAATTCATCTCTATCACCAAGATTCTTAGCAAAGTTGATTGTGTAAGATTTCTTGTCAATTTTGATTACATCTGTATCTTTGAATCCCTTGTAATAAGGTATTTCAATTTCAACATTGTTTTCGCCAATGTTTACTTGTGCGTCTATTTTCTTAGAGCCAACTTCAATAGCTTTTAATTCCCAAGCCATAATAATCTCCTAAGTTATACTGTTGCAAATGTGATCGCACCAGCCGATTCAAAAGACATTGAGTAAGTTACTTCACCATTATAACTTCCAGCATATTCAATAGTTGTTACTTGAAATGCACCTGTAAAGGTTGCAAAGTCTGGCACAAGTAATTGAAAGTTGCTAAATGTAGAAGCTGAAAAAGCTGTTCTTACACTTGCTTCACTTGCAGAATCAGTAAATACACCAGAGCCACTTATACTAAAACTTTGGATTCCAGCGTCAGCTAATAATGTTCTGACTTTTGATGAATCTTTATTTGTTACATCTATTGTTTCTGCGTTAAGGCTTATTGATGTATCTCTTAGTCCAGCAACCGTTGTAAATGCTTCTGGGCTTCCAGCATTACCAATTTTGACAAGTAACGCACTTCCTTTTTGTACTGCCATAATATATCTCCATTAAAATTAACTATCATACACAATCACCGATAATGTTAGCACCCCATGTCTAGTAATTCCATCATTTTCTACAAGTGTAATTGTGTTCCTTACTTGACTTACTACCATGTCTGCACCAGATACAGAATATGTGGTGTCGTGTAGTAACTCATAAATTCTTTCCATAGCATTTGATATTTCTTTTTTTCCTCTATATTCTGACCAAACATCAATATCTACATCATACTCATTTCCATCTACAGTTTTTGTTCCTCTGTTGATAACACTTATATTGCCAATCACAACATATGGATAAGATGTGTTCTGTGGAACATTATCAAATATTTTGTTATTACCAACAATACCATCTAATGTGCTGTCGCCATTTAAGGTTGAATATAGTATTGTTTGTAAGTCAAAAGAATGAAAGCTCATGTTATTTTAATATTCCCCAAAGATATATCTTTAAATTTTTTATTAGCAAATTGTTTAGTGTCTTTAAATGCTTGTGATTCTTCACCCATAAAAGGTCTTTGCAATCCACCTCTTGCAAAACTTTGTTCTAATATATTTGCATAACTAACTCTGGTTTGAACTGCTGAAAAATGTCTATTCTTTGTTGCTGGTTCTACAAAAAAACTATTAACCAATCTTCCTGTATCAATAGCTGGTGGATTGTCTTTTGTAGAAGCTCTGTGAACTTTACCACCTCTTATATATGATTTTCCGTCTTTCGGAGTTTGTTGCATACCCAGCATAATATGATTTCTAAACATATTGGCAACTTTGTTTAAATATCCAGCAGTTTTCATATCATATAAATCTAAGGCTTTGTCAGTCTTTTGTTTTATTTTGGATTCTACTTTGACTTTAACTGTCATTAAGTTGCTACTCCTTCCTCTGCGTCTATGATTTGATATCTTTCTTTACCCTCTAATAAAGAAGCCACATGCTGAATATTAAATAATTTGGAGTTGTAACTGATTCTATGTTTCGGTGTCAAAGATGAAATATATCTTATGGTAAAACGATAGTTACTTCTGTCTTGTATCTGATCACCAAAAGAATTTTCTGTGCCAGATAAGTTTTCTACTTTAGCCCATACTGTGTTTGCTGTTGAGAAAGAAGCTACTTGACCACCACCTGTATCAGTTGATGTTCCCAGTGATTGGATAACAATTTTGTTTCGCATTTCGCCTATCATTACGCACCCATTTGTCCTACATATTGAGCTTGACCTCTATATGGATTGACAGATAAAGATTTAATTCTGTAAGCCTGTAATAATTGTGTCGCACTTGTTGGAGCTAATACTCTTTTCCCATCTAATAAATCACCTCTATGCTCAAATAAATAAGCAGAATATTCTAAACAAGCTGATTTAATATCATAAGGAACTGCTGTGGTTGCTCCATATCCAGCCACATATTGAATCTCTAAACCATTGGCAACTCTTAAACTTGTTGGATAACTTTTGCCTTTTCTTAACACTATCTTTGCTGGAACACTTATATTGTCTATATAATAATTTGAACTCGCAAAAGTGGTAGCTGTATCTGCGTCATCATAAGATTT